CGCATGGGCCTGCCTGACTACGTGGTGACGATGCGCAAGCCTGGAGACGCCGAGCCGCGTGTAACGCATGGCGATGATCTGCCTGTCATGATGTGGCAGAAGTACGCCAGCCCGATCTGGAGCGACATCGACCAGGGGCGCACGCTGAACAAGCTGCCGGCCCGCGACGAGAACGACGAAAAGCATATGTGCCCGCTGCAACTGGACGTCATCGAGCGATGCATCCATCTGTGGACGAATCGCGGAGACTTGATCTTCAGCCCTTTCACTGGCATTGGTTCTGAGGGCTACTGCGCAGTGAAGATGGGCCGCAGGTTTGTCGGAACTGAACTGAAGCCGCAGTATTGGGAGCTGGCCGTCGAGAACATCACCGACGCCACACGCGAGCAGCGCGGGCTATTCGCAGCATGACCCGAGGCCGCGAAACCCTGCGCGAAGTCATGCTTCGCAATCAAGCCGCGATGGACCAGCTAGCGGCCATCAGCGGCAAGCCCCGCGTGCTGCTGGACATACCGCCTGAGCCGGTGAAGCGCGGGCCGAGGAAGGCGTCAGGACAGCCGACCGAGGCGCAGATTCTCAAGGCCGTCATGGCGCTGCTGAAGCGCCATCCGAAGGTCGCCAGCTGCTGGCGACAGAACTCGGGCACGTTCCAGGAGCGCAACCGCGACGGGTCTGTGCGGTACATCCGGGCGAACACCGCCAAGGGGATGTCGGACATCATGGGCGTGCTCAAGGACGGTCGCACGCTGGCCATCGAGGTCAAATCCGCCACCGGGCGCATGCGTCCAGGTCAGGAGGAATTCCTCGCCACGATCCGCCACGCGGGCGGCGTGGCCGGGGTTTGCCGGTCTGTTGAGGATGCGCAGGCGTTGCTGGCATGACCACCGAAGACACCTACCGCGCATCAGCCTGCGACGGCAAGGTGGGCTTCGCCACGTTCACCCAGGCCCGCGTGGTGGCCGAGCGCAGCACCAGGCGAGGCAAGAGCCGGCAGATCTACCACTGCGTCCACTGCCACCAGTTCCACCTGGGCCGCAGGCCGCTTAGCAGGCGGCTGAGGCCCGCGATTGAAGATTGACCCCATGCCTCGGCGCGGGCTTCGCGCCATCAACTGGAGAACCCAAGTGAAAAAAGCGCTCACTCTCATCCTCGCGGCCACGCTGGCGACAGCGGCCTATGCTTCGTGCCGGTACTACACCGTAACGATCAACAATCGCACGTACTATTGCAGCGAGTGCTGCATGGGCACGGGCGCGCTGCGGACTTGCAATACGACTTGCAACTGAGGCGCGCATGGCATACGACAACACCAATAGCGGCCTCCTAGCCCGCAACGACAAGCAGGGCAACGATTCCAGGCCGGACTACCGTGGATCGATCAACGTCGATGGCACGGAATACTGGCTCAGCGCCTGGATCAAGACCGGGCGCGATGGCACCAAGCTGGCGGGGCAGAGGTACATGAGCCTGTCAGTGCAACCAAAGGGCGATTGGGGTACGCCTGCACCGGCACCAGCCGCAGCATCACCGGCACCAGCACCGGCCCGCATGACCCAGGATCAGCGCGACGCCATGGCCATCCGTGAGCGGGCGCAGCAGGAGCGCCAGGCGGCGGCGAAGCCGAAGACGAACTTCGACGACATCGATGATGACGTGCCCTGGTGAGGCTTGACTTAGGCCCGCGCTGCGGATCTATACTGTTCGGGAGCCAGATGACGTTCTGGCTCTCCTGTCTGTTTGTTTGTGAGGTGATAAAGATGAACACTGATACGCATCCCTTCGATGCTGCGTTGAAGAATCTGCGCGGCGATGGGCATTGGCATGAGGCACTTGTCCAAGTTGGAGACACGCTGGACATGGCCAAGAAAATGCTGCTTCAAAGTCGCGTGCGCGATTTCACAGGTGCCGATGTGGTGGCCGTTGCGCAGCTGATTCTGCAGCGCGAACAGCTCCTCGCTGACCACGCGAGGAATCAAGAGGACGTCAATGAACTGGATGTCTGATCATGGCCGGCCTCGACTTCGACGGCCTGGCCCGTCAACTCCTCGCATCGGCTGAAACTCACCTCGCATCCTGGCTCCCAGCCGGCCGCAAGCGCGGCAATTCCTGGGTCGCTGGCGATCTCAGCGGTTCTGCCGGTCAATCCCTCAAGGTCAACATGACTACCGGCGCGTGGTCAGACTTCGCAACTGGTGAACACGGCAGCGATCTAGTGAGCCTGTACGCCGCGATCTACGAGCTGCCCATGGGTGATGCTTACCGCCAGCTCGGCGGTGAGTCAAAGCCGGCAAAGCGCGTTAACGGTCATGCGCACGCAGCTCCACCGGCAGAACCAGCGAGGCGCGTTGTCACGCCAGTGCCTGCCGACTTCGCGGATTGTCCGTGTGTGCACACTCGCTATGGCAAGCCATCGGCGCGGTGGACGTACCGCAACACAGACGGCGAGGTGCTGGGCTACGTGGCCCGCTACGATCCTCAAGGCGAGCGCAAGCAGATCATCCCGTGGACATGGGACGGTGAGCGCTGGGGCATGGGCCAGTGGCCGTCACCGCGTCCGCTGTACGGGCTGCAAGAACTCGCAGATCGTCCTGCCGCTGCCGTGCTGGTGGTCGAAGGCGAGAAGGCCGCAGACGCCGCACGACGGTTCAGCGGTCCCTATGTGGCGGTGACGTGGCCTGCAGGCGCAATGGCCGCAGACAAGGCCGATTGGACGCCGCTGGCAGGCCGCAAGGTGCTGCTATGGCCGGACGCAGACGAGCCTGGCCGAAAGGCCATGGAGCGCGTGGCGCAGATCATCCATGAGAGGGCAACCGAGGTCAAGGTTCTGGACGTTTCGGGCCAACAGGACGGGTGGGACGCAGCCGACGCTGACTTTGCGTGCTGGGACGACTGCAAGGCTTTCATGGTGCCACGGGCGACAAAGTGGCGACCTAGCGCAGCGGTCGCCATTCCACCGTCAATTGACCCGGAGACAGGAGAGATCGACACTCGGCCACAGCTTGATCTGGTGCTGATGCCGAACGGCACGCCAATCATGAACCTTGACAACGTGGTCAGGGCGATTGAGTCTGATCCAAATCTGCGCGGCAAGATTTGGTATGACGAGTTCCTAGACACGATCATGACCACCTGGCAGGGCGAGGCACGCCAGTGGAAAGACGCCGACGACGTGCTGCTGCAGCTCTACATGCAACGCCACGTAGGGCTCACTCGCATCGGCCTGCAAACGTGCCACGACGCCGCTGTGGTGGCCGCCTTCCACGACACCCGCAACGAGTGCAAGGACTGGCTGAAGTCGCTTGCCTGGGACGGCGTGCGCCGGCTGTCCTACTTGATGTCAGAAGGCCTTGGAGCCCCAGAAAACGCCTACACAGACGCCGTAGGACGCTGCTGGGTCATGTCAATGGTGGCCCGCGTGTTTCGGCCAGGCTGCAAGGTTGATACCGTGCCTGTTCTGGAGGGAACGCAAGGCGCCGGCAAGTCCACCGCGCTGCGCATCCTCGGAGGCAAATGGTTCACAGAGTGTCATGAAAACGTGACGCACAAAGACTTCTACGAAGTCCTGAAAGGCCACATGCTGGTCGAGATTGCAGAGATGCACTCATTTACTCGCGCAGAGGTAGAGCGCATCAAAGGCATTATCTCTTGCCAGATGGACAGATATAGAAAGAGCTACGGCAGGAACACAGAAAACCATCCGAGACAAACGGTTCTGGCCTGCACAACGAACCGCGACGACTGGCAGAGAGACGAAACTGGAGCACGCCGGTTCTGGCCCGTTCGCTGCGGCAACGTGAACCACGACTGGCTGCGTGACAACCGAGACCAGCTCTTTGCTGAAGCCGTCCACCTGTTCAACGATGGCGGCTCATGGTGGGACGTTCCGATGGACCTTCAAAACGAAGAGGTTGAGTCCAGGCGCGATTCGGACTCCTGGGAAGCCGTCATCGGAGGATGGTTGTGGAATCAGAATCGTCCTACAACATCGGAGATTTTGTCCGACTGTCTCAAGATCGAGATCGGTCGCCATGACCAGATTGCGCAGAAACGGGTCGGTCGCGTGATGCGAGTGCTCGGCTGGCGAACGGTCATCACCAAATCGACAAACGGGCGCAGTTTCCGGGCCTGGGTCAAGGACGAGTAGAACGCGTAGACTCTCTACACGTTCTAAGTTGTTGTCAGCATTGGAGTTCTACACGTTCTACACGTTCTACACCATGTTTATACTAATACACATGCACACACACATGCGCACGCACATGGAGGGGTTTTGAAAATCACGTGTTCTACGCGTAGAGGTGTAGAACGCGTAGAGTCCAGCGACAAGCGCCGGACCCGTTTTTGAGACCATGAGTGGTCACTAACATAGGAGCAAACATGGCAAACAAACGAACCAAGCCAGGAAGCCCTGAGCGGGCCGAGATTGCGGAGAAGGTCATCAAGGCGATGGACTCTGGCATGAGCTGCTTCAAGGCTTGCCAGCAGGCTGGCGTGCCGATGCCGACGTTCATGCTGTGGGTTGGACAGGACGCGGAGCTGGCCGACAGGTACGCGCAGGCGCGCGAGAACTTCGTCGAGCGCATCGCCCAAGAGGTCATGGAGTTATCCGACGTCGATGTCGGAGAAACCCCAGATGGACGGAAGGACTGGGCCGCTGTGCAAAAGCACAAACTCCAGGTAGATACTCGCAAGTGGCTGTTATCGAAACTGGCGCCGAAGAAATACGGCGAGAAAATCGAGATCAGCGGCGACAAAGAATCTCCGCTGGTGCATCGCATCGAGCGCGTGGTGGTTAAGTGACCACCCTTCGCATCGAAACCCCAGAGTGGGCGCTGCCGCTGCTGGGCCAGGCGCGGTACAAGGGCGCTCACGGTGGCCGAGGCTCTGGCAAGTCGCACCTGTTCGCTGAGATGCTGATTGAGGCCCACATCATGGACCCGACCAGCCGCAGCGTCTGCGTGCGCGAGGTGCAGAAGTCCCTGAGCCAGTCCGTCAAGCGCCTGCTGGAGCTCAAGATCGAGGCGCTGAACGCGGGCGCTTACTTCGAGGTGCAAGAGGCCGTGATCAAGTCCAAGCGCGGCGACGGACTGATCATCTTCCAGGGCATGCAGAACCACACAGCGGACTCGATCAAGTCCCTGGAAGGCTATGACCGCGCCTGGGTCGAGGAAGCGCAGAGCCTGAGCCAGCGCAGCCTGGACCTGCTGCGGCCGACGATCCGCAAGCCGGACTCGGAACTGTGGTTCACCTGGAACCCGAGCCAGGACTCCGACCCGGTTGACCAGCTGCTGCGCGGCCCGAAGCCGCCGCCTGACGCCATGGTGGTCGAGGTGAACTTCGAGCAGAACCCGTGGTTTCCTGACGTTCTGCGGGCCGAGATGGAATACGACCGTGGCCGAGACCCGGACAAGTACGCGCACGTCTGGCGCGGCGGCTACCTCAGCAACAGCACGGCCCGCGTGTTCCAGAACTGGAAGGTCGAGGACTTCGACTCCCCGAAGGACGCGATCCACCGCCTGGGCGCCGACTGGGGCTTTGCCACCGACCCCACGGTGCTGGTGCGCTGCCACGTTGTCGGCCGCACGCTCTACATCGACCACGAAGCCTACATGGTGGGCTGCGAGATCATGAACACGCCAGACCTGTTCATGACCGTGCCAGAGGCCGAGAGATGGCCCATGGTGGCCGACAGCTCGAGGCCCGAGACCATCAGCCACATGCGCAGGCACGGGTTC